CAAAAAGCAGAAGTGAGAAAGGCGCCGTAACTTGCGATTTTAAATGCGGCATAAATCCGGGGTAGGGTCTATCAGTTGCGGTGGGCTGATGCGGGGCGCCTGTCGGGATTCTTTACAGTTACTGATATGCTGCCAAACCACGATGCCTACTGTTTTTGTGGGAATTGGTCCCAGGGGTGTCGGAATCCTTTACAATTCCATAATTGCCAACAACTAATTGTAATTACAGCTTATTTAGAGTTAGCCATCGGTTCAGTCGTTGTTTTTTGTCGGATTTATTTACACTTTTACGATCTTCATAGATCAGCCTCACATATAAGACTACGATATTATTGATAATAATATCAAGGCATAAATATTGCATTTTGGCATGACATGTCAGCCGGAAGAATTAACGAAAAACCGCAAATTCTTAAATGAAAGGTTTTCACTCATGAAAAGTAAAACTTTTGGCATCGCTCTTGCCGTTGCGGCAGCTCTCTTTGCATTTGGGATGGGGCAGGCACAGGCCAATACTTACCCTCTAGACCTCAGCGGAACCGTGAGCGGTTTAACGTATTCCAGTGGGAGCTATTTCGAACAGTGGCAACTCCAATTAAGCGGAAGCCCACCCCCGATCACCGTCTCGAATGGTGATGTGATCGATGCGACCATTACGCTTAACATGGACACCACAATACCGGCATCTAGCAACCGTAATTATTTTGTATTTCTCCTGTACAATCCCTCGAGCACGGTCGGTGACACCGCGACTAATGGAACGACAACATTTTACAGCGGCGGGTCGTTTGTCGCTTCCGGCTCGGCAACTACCACCACATCAGATGCGTTGGCCAGCAGCGTCGTCTTTTTGCCTGGACCTGCCATCACTTTCGATTCGGTCGAGACAGACTTCACCATTACTGCGCTTTACGCGCCACCGACAGGCACCACCACTCCTCTTGCTTCAGCCACTTTTCAGAACGCGCTAATGTATTACGGGATATTTGTCCCAGTTCCCGAACCCTGCACCCTGCTGCTGCTGGGCTCCGGTCTGGTCGGCCTTGTTGCGTTCAGGAAAAAGTTTAGAGCCTAGTTGAAAGCTCGACACAGTGTGAATTGAAAGGCAGGGCCAATTTAAGCGGCTCTGCCTTTTTCGTTTAGCACCGGCTCATCACCGGGCGATTCGGGTTCACCTATCCTTCCCGCCTGCTTGCCTGCGCCCCCGTTTGAACCTCCTTGCAGTTAATTCCCGACAAACTGTCGGAAAGTCTTACATGCCCCCTGATCTCGCTCATAAAGCCGGGTTGCGCGTGAAACGAACCGCTTCAGGGTCCCCCTGGCCGCAGTCCCCCCGGCAGCATTTTCGGCAAATGGCAGGGCCGATGATAATCACCAATGATGATCGCTGATTAACAGGGAAACATCAGCGGGCATTTGAGGATGCGAGAAAAAAGGCTGCAATTGAAGACTTTACCTTCCACGATCTGAGGCATACGGCAATCAATAACTGGCGGCTCCAGGGACATGACTTCTTCAGGATCATGGCGGCAAGCGGCCACAAAACCATGAACGTGTTCAAGAGATACAACACGGTCAGCAAGGAAGAGTTGAAATCCCTGTGTAAGCGGAAAAATAGAATGAGAAATTTGGAAAAATAGAATGAGAAATTTGACAGATAACCCAGGAAAAAGCGAAAGGGCAAAACGATAGGGTTCTGCTTGCGCAGCCAAATGGCGATAATATTTGGCGGGACTCTATGTAATTCGATAGGACGGCAGAGGCGAGCCTAACATCCAGATCGCAGCATAAGGCGAGCAGATGCCCTACCGAGCCTTGGAACCATGAAGTCTGACTCCTTCTCTTTCAGGCCGCTATTCTCGATAGCAAATCAGCCCTACGCTCACGAACCGCGATGTAATAACGAGAAATGGCTTCATAGCTGAGCCTGAAGCCATTTTGCAGGGCGAACTGGGACCCCTGGTGAAGGGTAATGGCGCCCGAGTCCATCCCAGTAATTATCCGATCCTGCAAATCATGAGGCATCCGCAAGAAAGCGAATCTCGCCTTCCTGCGCGCGCTGAGCACAAGTTCTCTGTGATTTATATTTAATACTCCGACAGTAGACATAGCGGCCCTCCCGCGACCTACAGGTCGCGTGCTTAGATGTTGGAGGCTGCCGCCATCAGCCCCGGTTGTTAGTGCCTCTCGATGATAACGATCCCCTTTTCGATTCGAAGATCCATTATTGCGCTGAAACTGTTGAGCCATCTTCTGAGAGTGTGATGCTTCATTCCAATGCTGTCAGCTATATCTGACATAGAGATTCGGTCATATTTAGAGAGCAGCGCCATGAGACCAGCGCAGTCATCCCTCATTCTATCCCGATGGCTTCCAGGCTTGATTTTGTCCATACTCTAAAGATCCTCAGAAACCCGTCCTGGCATAATCACTAAGCCGAATATAACAGATAGCAGGTCGGCGCAGCTCTGGGCATCTTCGCGCCAATCAAGAGGCGACCGTTGCTCCGGGCTAAAGCTGGCGCAGTGTCCGCAAGAGAAGCTCTGCCATCCTCGCGAGAGGGCCAAATCGAGGCAGACGGCATAGCTTTTGCAAAATACCCTTCTACTTACCATTTGGAGTTCGTCCACCGGGCGCGCCGGAACAGGATTCATTTGACACTATCCCCTTGTGATGACTATTATTGGCGCGCGCCGTGTATGTACCTATTTCCGAGAAGCCGTCCCCGCCAGGCGGCTTTCTTGTTTAAACCGGATTGGAATTTTGCCCTTCCTTGCGACTCTCCAAACCGTCTCCTTATGATTCATCGTTCTAAGCAGGGGCTCGCTTAAATGCCCTAACAAGGCCCCTACAATTGATTTTCCAATGCAGCCGATGAAGAGTGCCAAAGTGGGAGAGAGGGGAACGCCGGAGACCCCTTGAGCAGCTTCGGCCAAGTGTGCCTGCTCCCGCACAGGATGATTCTCATTTATCTCCGTTTCCTGTCTCTGGAATATGGTAGATCGTCGGGATAATTCCCACTTTAGGGCCAAAAAGGAACTCCGATCGCGCCGGATCGCGCTGCCGGCGACGACCAAAATTCCCACTTTCCCCACTTTTGCCTATGAGCTTCTGTGGTGAATAGCTTTTAAAATGTCCTTTGATCTCGGATCTTCTAAGCACCTTCTTCCACCTTTCCGGCAGACCAAGCTTTTCTGACGTTAATCGCCCGCAGCCCTTTCTGAGCTTCTTCGATTTCGAAAACTACCTCCTGGCCTTCGTCCAAAGTCTTGAAACCGTCACCTTCAATGTCTCTAAAATGAACGAAAGCGTCTGTGCCCTCCTCTACTTCGATAAAGCCATAGCCCTTTTGATCATTGAACCACTTGACTCGACCTCGCGCCATTTGGCAGTTCCTTTCACTTGACCGATAGGTTCCACAGCCTGCTTTCATATGCTACTGAATCGGCGCCGATCCAGGCCGGGAGGATATGCGGCTGAAAGCATTTGGATCGACCAGTAATACTTCCAGCATGAGCCGTTCGAAGAAAATGGCCTCTTTAAACCGCACTACTGCATCGTGAAAATCGGAAACAAGCCGCTGAATTTTCATAATTTGTTCAGAATTGAGATCCGAAAACTCGCTAAAGTCCACGTATTTTAGGGTGGGGCAGAGCTGCTGTGTTACATAGGCCTCCATCCTTGAAGAGATGAGCCGAGCAGCATCTTCGGGAAGTTGAAATATTCTCAGATGCTCAGCAATTAATTTTTCTCTGTCTGAGTGCTCATCGATCTTCGCCATGATCGCATACCGTCCTTCTAATTGCCTTGCAATGAGGCATCGGGATGCCTATAAAAAGGCTATCTCCGTCTCAGATGAAAATCCCGAAAGGCCCGTGACAGAAGCTGGTTAAGCTTGCTGCTGCTGTTTTCCAGTTGCTCCTCAAAGGATCTGGAATCCGTTGCGTTTATGTGCAGGTGCAGATGATCGCCACCGCTGCCGCCTTCAGCCATGTCGCGTACCTTGTCGGCCAGAGACGCCGGGAGTACCATTTCGCGCTGATGCAGCAGGGCGAGGGTATTGGCCGGCACATCGAAGCCTCCGGCTGCGGTGGCCACCATGCCTTCGACAGCCAAGACCGTCCCCATGCCTGCGGCGGCTGGTCCGGCTGCGGCCGGTCCCATCACAGGGGCCAGAAATCCGAATATGCCGGCGAAGGTTTCGGCTGCCGACGTAACAATGGATTTAATGGCTGCGGCCGCGTCGGCGATGATCCCGGCCGATGCGCCGGCAGTTTCGGCAGCGGTGCGGGTAGCGACGCCTACCTCAGTTGCCGATGTCTTCTTTAATTGGACGAGAATCCAATTCTCTACGTCTTTTAAGCCCAAATCGATCAATTTGCCGACCATGCGCTCCGTGAGGTTCTGGACGGCCTGCAGAAAAGTCTGGTGTTTGAAGAGCAGCCCGGTGATGGCGTTTCCGACCTCAGTCGCATACTGGTCCCAGGTCTTTTTCATGGCAGTAGCTGCCTGGTCTTCGGCCTTTTGCATCTTCTGGAGATAGTCTTGCTTGAGCTTCTCCATTTGCGCGTAGATCGCCGACTGCTTGGCTATCAATTCCTGTCCGGTCTGCGTCAGGGACGCAAGCTCCTTGTAGTAGGCTGTGAGGGATTCATCATATGCTTTCTGGTCCGCCTCCTTTTCAAGCTGGGCGCGCTGCGAGGCGGATATCCCGCCGAGAGCGTAGAGGGTATCATATTTCTCCTTGGCCATCTTCATTGCGGACTCAGCATCAGTCTTCTGCATCGCGGCGATATTTCTGAGGGTCGCCGTCTCCTGAGCAGCCTGCTTGTCGAGTTCCGCCTTCTGCTCGGCCGTCATGGTGCGCAGGTCGTCGGCCATCTTGTGCATGATGGCCCACCATTCGTCCGAGCCGCTGTTTGCGGTCTGGAGCTTTTCGTTCCAGAACTCGAAGTCTTTTTGCGCCGACCAGGCGTTAAGATCGGTCTGCGAGTCCTTTATGCGCTGGAGTTCCTGTTCGTATTGGGCGACGATGTCCTTGGCGCTAGCCGCCGCGCCTCCGGCTCCCTCGGTCAGCCAGTCGGGCGCCTGCAGTCCTGCCGGACCCGCACCGCCCGCGCTGCCGGCGCCTGTCTCCGCAGACTTGGCAAAGGTCGCTGCTATTTTGGCCTTTGTTTCACCGAGCTTGGCATCTATCGCTGCGAGGTCCTTAACGACGCTATCTTTTAGACCCTCGAATCCAGTCTGCGCCTTGGAATAAGCATCAGAGCCGAACAGGAACATGCCCGAACCGGGGATAAATGTATCGGCCGCTTCCGCAATTCCTTTGTTAAAGGTCTCGAAGGCGGCATTCGCGGCTTTCGGCAAGGCCTCCCAATACACCAAGACCTTTTGGACGCCGGCCGCCACTTCTGCAAGCCCCTCGACCAATGATTGCAGAACTCCGATGCAGGTTTGTATAGCGCCTGGACCTTCTGTATTCATCCATTTTGCCAGGTCTTTCAGCAACGGCATTATCGCCTGGCCGATCTGCATTTCTATAGACTGCCATCCGGCCTTGAACTTGTTAAGCTCAATCTGGTACTGCCGCAGTGCCTGAACATTGTCCTTGCTGACCGTCATGCCAAGCTCCGCCAACGTCTGGCGGGCGATGGCCATCAAGTCGTTATTCATGCGCAAGAGCGGGCCTATATCCCCGACTCGGCCCCCGAAGATGGCCATTGTCACCTGGGCCTGGTCCCCGCCTTCCTTATACTTGGCAATGACTTCTGCCGCGTTGGCCATAACGTCCATCAGGTCCCTGGTGTTCCCTGTAACCGGGTCCTTGAGGACGATGCCGAGCTTTTCCAAGGTGTCCGAGTGGGTCTTTACCTGCCGCTCCAGCTTTTGGACGAGCTGCAGGTACTGGTCCGATCCCATGCCCACGAGCTTGAGCCCCATAGCAAGCTCAGAGGCCTTTTCCGTTGTCACTCCGAGGGTTCGCGAGAGCTTCGATATCTCGCCCTCCCAATTCACAACCGCATCTACCGAGGATTTAAAGAGCGCGCCGCTGGCAAGGATTCCTGCGAGTGCTGCGACGCCGCTTCTTATCGACGCGAACGCGCTCGCAAGAGAGGATTGCATTGTCGTAAAGGCGCTCTGGATCTGCTTCGTGGAATCGGTTATCGCCTGGGCGGTTTGCTTGGAGTTATCGTTTAGCTGGCTGAGCGAGCTGTTTACTTTGTCGAATTGCTCCTGGGCGGATGAACTTAGTTGCTGAAAAGCATTTAGTAATTCGTCTATCTTGGCCCCGAATTGTACTTGCACATCGTTGTCAGGCATGCTTAATTTCCTTCAGAAAGGAGGAGCTATGAAGGCCGTCGCTATAACAGCCATGTTGATCCTTATCGGTTTCCCTCTGGCGCTGGCATGCGGCCCCGACCAGTTCGAGGTTTCAGGCTTGCACACCAGGGCTGAAGGGGGCTACGCCGTCATCACCGGCCAGGTCAAAAACAACTGCGCTGAGCCTTGCGCCGTCTGGCTCGCGGCTACTACTTACGGAAAAGATGGCGTAGTGCTCGACACAGAGAAGTTCATGCCCTCCAGCACCCAGAACATCCCAGCCGGATTCACTTATCCTTTCAAGGCCATGCTCCACTTCGACAAGGGCATCGAGAAGTACTCTGTAACGCCTGTCGGCGTCCAAAAGTGGTAGGCAGTCCCTCCCCCGGTGCGCTGCCATCAGGCATCTTGAACCGGGCCTCATGACGATTAGACTGCGAAGCTCGGTCCACTCTATTTCCTTTTGGTCGCCTGGCGCGATGCCGGGCGCAGCTTCGAGATTCTTTCCTCGAAGAGCGCCGGTATCGCTCCTTGAAGCGCCGTGACCTCATAGGCGTGCATGCTCTCCCTGACCTCATCCAGCGTCAATTCCGGATAATTGCGGACCAGGGCCGCGTGTACCATCTCTATCAGTCCGCTGAGTTGCTCTTTTGAGGTCATGCTGTCGTAATCGCTCCAGATCTGTGCCGTTTTTTCTAGGCCATCCAAGCCGAGCGGCGGCAGTACGTAGCTTTTGCCGCCGATAACTATATCAATTCCTGGAATCATGTGCCGTCTCCTATTGCATGCCTGCAATGGTCGCCGATTGGTCTGATCTGTGCTATTTCCGCTCCCCCTTGCCGATCCTTATTTCTTCTGCAGTGAAATAATATGGATACCCGGAGTCCTGAGCCTGCTCCGCTTTGCCGGAGGCTTCCGGCCGTGGGCGCACCGCTTCGAGCTTTGTCCGGAGTATCGCGTTTTCGATCCTCAGACGGCTCTCAATTGAGACTAGCCGGTCCCGCGCGGCCTGGGCACTAAGCCCTTCGTGGCCGCCAGCGTCTATAACCTGTTGCAGGAAAGCTATCTCGTTGGATTTTTTAGACCCGGGCGAAAAGCTTGGGATTTTGCTCATCAATTCAGATCTTCCTTTTTTTGAACCGGTCAGGCTTGGCTACAGCGGCAAAACGCCAAAGCCCTGCAGCCGGCTGGGGGCCGGATTCGACAGCGCCCTCAGCATGTCAATTCTTATTTCAATTTCGTTTATTGCCGTTTCGACGGAATCGCGCTCCATCCCTTGCGGTAAGTTTTTCGACCGGGCCTTAAAATCGTCCCGCTCCTTTTCGAGCCGCTTAATAGCATCGGCGGTCCCTGACGGCGGTCCCATCGTGAGGGGCACAGCGTGTGCCCTAAGTATTTCAATTTGGATATTGAGCTGAGATATCTTCGCCCGCACGGACGAAAGATCGGAGTCGCCAGGGGACTCCGTCAGAAGGCTCCTCAAATTGTCTCGCTGTTTTTCAAGCGACTTTATCTGTTCATCCAAAAAGGCGTCACCGGTCATTGGCGAGCTTTGCGTCGCCATTTTTATCCTGGTTTCCAGGGCTGCTATCGCGGATTCAATATGCATGCGCTCAAGACTGGCCGGCAGGCCGGCGACTTGCCGTCTAAGGGCGTCGAGTTCTTTTTCCATGCGGGTTACGGCTTCAGCGGATAGGCCTTCCCCTCGTGTCGATGCGTCTGTTTTTCGCAATTTCATCGATTCTCCTTTGCTTGCGTTCGACGTACTCTATTTCACCCGAGGCCAGTTCGAGGCGAGGTAGCCGGCATCCTTAAATACCGGAGGAGGCTTTGGCTGTTTGAGCCGGTCAGGAACCTCGGACTCCGGGACCTGTTTGTAGCCGTGCTCTACGAGAAATTTCACGGTGCCCCTTTGAAGATCGTCTGGCAGCTCTACATAGCCTTCCTCAACGCAATGCTCCACGCCTTCAACACTCATCGCTTCGATCTGTGTGCCTGTCCTGAACCACACTACGCTTCCCCCTTTGGCTTCCGTGCTCCGCGCGCCGCCCCGGCTGTGCTGTCTTCGCCGGCCGCACTTCAGTGCGGCCGCATCCTACCGCTGCGGAACTTCGCGCCTAAACCGCGTAGACCACTGCCAGGTGTTTTCCGGCCGCATTGAGATTAAGCACCGGCTGGAGCGCCAGGAGTTGTATGCGCTGCTCGGGGTTCGCAGCCCAGCCAGGAGCCCATACGCCTATAGGGAAAAGTGGAAATTCTCCGAAATTTAGGTCGCCGGGCTGTAGTGAGTCGGCCCCGGCCTCCTGCCTTATGGTCAGGATCTCTTTGACGTGTTCATTCCACTCCAGGAGCGCCTTTCTCATTTTCTCATGAACGGCGTCTCGCCGGGCATGCAGGTCGAATCTCGCAAGCTCGTGATTCACTACGGCTAGCTGCTTCCCGATGGTAGAACTGTTGTTAAGCAAGGTTTGGAGCCGTGCAGATTTATCAGCAATGGAGGATCGGATAGCTTCGATGTCTGAGGGCAGCGATCCTAACGAGGCGTCCCCGCCTGGGAGGCTGCCCCTGGCGAGCGCTTCATGCCGCTTGACTTTGATGTCCGCAAGATTTGATTCGAGCTTTTTTGAGATTTCCTGCAATGAGTCTACCTCTCTCCTGGCCGCGACGATATTTTTCCCTGCCTCCTCGAGCTGGCCCTCCAGGCTCTTTTTTGCTGCTACCAGCTTATCGCGATCCCCCGCCAGCCGAAAAGATGCGCAGCAGTTCAGCTCCGCACCCGTTGGTGAGGGGTAAAAGTGCCTGCCCGACTGACACACAAATCCCTGATTCATTTCTTCCTCCTTTTGTTTGGTTTAAATTCAGTCTGTTTCCATCCTTAGCACGAAGCCTTGCTGCTGGCCGCTATGGGCCATGTCCGTCGTAAATAGCGGAAATCGCTCCGCTGTTTCCTCAGTCATTTAGTCCCCTATTTTCAGCCATCAAACAATCCTTTTGCTACTGGAAATAGCCGGGCGGTGAGCAGACTCGGAAACCCCGCTGAACATTTCCGCTTCTGTGGCTGACCCGGCCCGGATGCCCCAGCCACGATCCGGGCAGCATAGGGTCTTAGGCATTGCAGCCTTCTATTAAAGGAAATTTCGGTTAAATCGGCCATTCAGTCTTCTCCTCTATGTCGAGGGCTATCTCTCTTCCTTTATAGGATCTCGATGAGTTGCATCACAGATCCCGCGCAACCCGCACATATCGCACGTAATAACTATTTCAATTTTGGGATCAATCGACCGGTCAACATGGCGCGGTTCTTGAGTTACTTCAAACATTTGAGGTCTCTTCTCTTGTTGGTGTTCATTTTCCCCCGATGTTTTCTTCAGCTTCTTTCAACCTCTTCTCAACGATGCCGAGTCTCCCATCGATTCCCTCAAGCGGCCCTTTCACAGCCGGACCACTCACCCCGGCTTCATCTAAGAATTTGTTTATTTCCTTTTCCATGTGCTCGATAACAGCGATCAGTTGCTCCAATTGGCTTACCGCCAGCATTAAAACATAAGTGAGACCAGACGCGGCTTCGGTCGAAAGCTCTATCGACTCGCCCGGCTTCGCTCTACACGTAAGATCGACCATAAGCTCCAGAAGGGCTTTAACCTGGATGGCTGCGTCCGATGGATTTTCTGAATCTGGGAATGTCAGCATAATTGTTTCTCCTCTCCCTTTTGCACCAGGCCGATCATGTGCTATGATTGGCCTTGAGGTGCTTCTCGTGGTTGTGCCTCAAAAAAAGAGGGGCTGTTGATCCATGAACGGAAGCCGCCAACTTCCGGGATCATCAGCCCCTCGCCGACTGACAGACTCGGATGTTTTCGCACCGGCAGGGCGTCCGAGAAACACCTTTTCGCGTCGCGACTCGCTAGCCGGTACAAGCCATGTTCCCCTTTCTAGGCAACCTTCTTTCTGTTTTGGAAGATGATTAACGCCTGAAGCACTTTCCAGGTCTGGTCTGTCGTACACCAGCGCAGCCTCTCTACGCCGAACATTTTTTTAACCATTCTGTCGGCGTAGACCCAGGGCATGTTCAGATCCGCAAGAATAGCCTCGATCTTGGACAGCATGGGCTGCTTTTCCTTGGGTAAATCGGAATGCATACCGGATGCTCTCTTCGATCCGCCGAGAGGCTTGAATCCGCACGCCCTGAGCTTGTCCATAAGCTCATCGAACTTTCGATAGTCGAGTTCTGTAGAAGATGAGACTCCAACGCTTGATAACAGGCCCCTATATTCATCTTCGGCCAGGGCCAACTCGGCCTTGGCGACGTGGATCAGTGCTTTCTCCTTTTTCCCAATGAGTTTTTGTGTCATGTTCACGTTCCCCTTTTCGTGTTCACAGTCAATCCGCCAGTTCCCCGACAGTTTGTTCCAGCCTGGCAAAGGCCTTTCTGATTTCATCCAGGATCGCCAGCACCTCCTTTCGTTTGCTTGCGTGTATGTTGCGAAGTCTTTCGGCCTTCTTCTCATCAAGTGGCATGTCCACAGGATCTTTGAGAAGCTGAAATCGTCCGTTCCCGTGATCCTTTGCGAAGCCGGTCCGGACGAGAAAGCCGAGCCATTCAGACGCGTACTTTTTCGAAACGCCGGCCGCAGCCTGCAGCTCCTCGACGGTTACGCTTGCTCCGCACTTCATCCGCATGCGGAAATAGCTCCACATGATCTTCTGTTTCAAGGGCTTCTGATTGGGTTTGCCCGAGTAGGTGTAGACGCCCCTGCTCACCCGTTGAATCTCTTTAGTCCTGACCAGTTCAAGGATCGTATTGTAAACCCGTTTCTTTTCTGCGTAGGTCTGTATCTCAAGTTTGGCGGCCAATTCGCCGGGCGTGAATATTCTTCCGGAAGCCCGGAAGTCCATTCCGGCCGTCCTGACCTTGTTCGCGAAAGAATCTCTCATGAAGCCCTCTCCATCGCATGCCCATTTACTGCGAATGAATGAAAAAAGCCGATCCGCTTAATGCCTGATAATGGAGAACAAATGGAAGCAGCTATCCCCGGCATATTTATCGCCCCCGCCTAAGTGCTCGCAGATTTGCCGTTTTCTGCGAAACCTCTGAGGCCGACTGTAATGGCGATCCGCGCCAGCTCCTCGTCAATCTCCGTGGTTCCTTTTGCGTTCGCGAACTGGACCAAGGCCAGGACGTCTCGCCTGACAATACGAAAGTCGCCGCCGCTATTCTTATGTAGAATCACGGCCACTTCTTTGCTCAGCCTCAGTGCAGCCGCCTCTCTCGCATAAAAAATGATGTCGCCCGGCGAGATCGGATCGGGTTCTAGTAGTTGATAAGTGCGGCTCCAGACGCGCTTATTTTCCTGCATGAGGCCCTTCAGCTCCTCTTCGCCAAGCAGTATAAACGGGGAGGCCGTCGCGTCGCTCAGATCAAGAATCACGTTTAGAAAGTCTTTGGGGAGCCTCTGAACCTCATCGATAAAAACCGGCCGGTCAGTGCCACGAAGGCGCTGAACAACCTCTGAATAACAGCGGCCTTTGCGCCCTGGCTGGGGAGTTATCCCGACCTCCAGACAGAGCGCCTGCATAAAGTCAAGACCGCTGTGCTTCCAGATCGAAGCCACTCGGAAATAGATGCAATCATTTTGGGCTGCATAGACCTGCGCAGTAAAGGTTTTGCCTCTTCCAGGAGGGGAGGCGACGCATCCGAGCCGACCTTCGCCTTTGGCCAGGGCGAGACCGTCGAGCATTACCTCGAAATTGCGAACAAACTTAGTGCTTACGACAACGGGTTTGATTTGAATAGGTTCCATAGTCCTCATGCTCCGTGCAGGTATGCAACTTTCATCTGGTGCTGCTCAAAATGGGCCTTATGGCGCCTGTATAGGTCCGTGCGTTCGAACCATGACATCCATGTCTTCTCGGATGCGGGTAGCCCAATTCCGTCTCCCTCTAGCTCAAGAAGCCGCTCGTAACGGTCGTAATCCGATAAACCGCGTGCCTTTTCCCAGGATGGGATCTCGCGTTTCGCGTGCTCCGCTTCGAGTTCCCGGAGAACTTCGTCCATGTCGGCTTGTTCGGCCGCGCTTAATTCATGGGGCTCTCCCGGCGCATCGGCACTTGGAGAGAGCTGCTTGCGCGGATCGGAAGAATGAGGCGCCTGCCCTTTCAAGCCAAGCTGATCTTGCTGGAATTGGACTTCCGGGCGGATGGTGTTTTCGAATAGCGCGCGAGCCGGCCCGAGAGTCCGTTTTTCGGCTGCCCGTCTGTGGGCGATTTCACCCTCCAGAACTCGCTTGTCCGCTTCCGTCCCGAGATGCCCGGCTGCCGGGTGGACCTTCTTTCTTGGTTCGGCAGTGCAGATGAAATTGCCATCGAGGCCATAAACGAAGATCCTCGCCTTGTCTTGCCAGTCATAGCGGACCAAGGCGGATTGTAAGTTCCTGGCATAGAGATCAGGATGGTAATATTTTATTTCGCCGCCCGGAATCCTGATTCCATCACGCTTTACCTGCCGAATTTCATGGGCCGACATCAAGATCCGTAATGCGGCTTCCTGTTCGGCGCTGAAGCCGGGTCCCCGGCCTTCCATGAATACCTCTCGCGGGCTTTTCCCGTTTAGATGGCCGCGTTGTGAACGGATTCCGTATTCCTCATCGATCCAAGCCGCAATTGCATAGTGAGCTTCCTCGATTGTCGGGATTTTCCCCTGGGTATAATGATCGTGCAAGCCGCGATGGACTCTTTCCCCCCGCATAAGTCGAGGCGGCTTATCCGCGATTGATGTCCCGACAAATGAAAATGCCCTCCGCTCAAACTCGGAAAAGGTCTGGAAAAAGCGCTCGACAGGCTTGCTCTCGCCGTGATACGGCCATGCATAAATCGGCTGTATTCCCAATCTCTCAAAGAGGCCGGCAAAGGCTTCCTGGCGAAAGTCTTTTACTTCGGAGAAAAACTTGCCTCTGAACGCCCGGCCATTATCGAGATAGGCAATTTTGGGAATTTTCCCAAGACATAGAATGCCTCTGCGTAGCGCTGCGGCTATGCCCTGAGTGTTCTCGGTGGGTGAGATCTCCCAGCCTACAGGCAGCCCGGAGCGGCCGTCGAGCCATACAATCCACATCATTCTTTTGGGTTTGCCTGTAAAGGGGTTTAAAATCTCGAAGTCGAGTATGTGGCCATCTGCTATCAGAATGTCGCCGACTTGGACGCGGTCCCAGTCCCGCTCTATGTGGGGCAGGCATTTATCATTGAGCGCTTTTTGGCCTTCCCTGAAAAAAGTCCATGAGTCGAAGTGTGATTTCTTGAATTCGTTAAGGAAATTGAGGTAGGTTTTGTCGGATTGTGGTGCTTCTATGTTCTCAAAACGCATTCGTGCCCGCGCCATCCTGACGACTTCTGACAGCTTGGGCCTGTTTGGAGAAAGGGCTATGGCCGTCAAGATCCGGGCCTGTTCGGGAGAAACGGATCGTTGCCCCCTGCGATGCTTGCCGCGATTATCGGCCAGGGCCAGGGGGTCTTTGGTTGCTCTATGCTTGGCGAGCCAGCGCTCCAGCGTCTGAAATGTAAGTTTGCCCGTTTTTTTGAAGAGGTCGGGATATGGCCCGAATTCGCCCTGGTTAAAGTCGCTTACAAACTTCTTCTTGGTCCGGAGTGTCTCTCCCCGTCCTGCCGATGCTCCGGCTTTGCGGTATTCCGCAACCACATTAGATCGAGCGGTACATAACTCGATCTCCTTTTGGCTCATTTTGAACGGGTCTCTTGGCGTGGTTTCGGGTTTGCCGAGCGCCTGCGGGTCCTCTTTGCGGACAAGCGCATGCCCTGGAGTGTTCGCGGTTTGAAGATCCTGCGGGGTGCGGCGTTTGGACATTGCAAATCCGGGTTATTTATGTTCGGTCGAAACCTCTTTAGACTCTCGCTCAAGCCCCCAAAGCTCCCGATAGTCTTTCCCGAGCGCAAGGGCGATAATCTTCTTTGCTCTCAGCGATTTATAACGACCGTTGATGACCCCATACAGATGCCCTCTGGAGAAACCGGTCATCTCGGCCAGGTCCGCTGCCGAAATATCCCTATCGATTAAGGCCTTTTTAACTTCTTTCCCGCCCATTTCGCCTCCAGTCGATGCGTATGATTCCGCTTGCGTCGCTATCATTCTTTATGCTATGAGGCATCTTACGCATGAGAAAACGGTTTTTCAAGAAAAAAATGCATCATCATGAAGCAGTTGTGAAAAAACTTTTCCGCTTGCTATGGGTTTAAAGAAGCAAAGTCCGATTGAAGGTTCAGGCAGAAATGTCAACGCTCGCTGAGCGAATAAGATTGGTTCGAAAAGATCATGGGTTATCACAGGCCGAGTTTGCCCAAAGATTAAGAATCACCAGGGGGCATGTTTCTAAGCTGGAGATTGGGCAGGCAACCCCCTCTGAACAGCTTCTAGCCCTAATCGAATTGAATTTTAACCTTAACTGGGATTGGCTAGAGACTGGTGAGGGCGATGTGTATCTGGCGCCCCATCTTGATGCAGTCGAAAGAGATCGTCAGATGAAGTTCTATGAGCTGCTCCGCGATCACGTTGAAATATTTCTCCTGCAGTATGGATGGATGCGATCCCTGCTTGTGGAGAACCTGAAACAGGCCAATGATCTTACTCCGGACCTTTGCCCGCCCGAATTACTCGAAGGCATGCGCAAAATCTTAAAGATCCCTGATGGAGAGCTGTTTCAATTGCTCCGGGACAGATTTCTCACCTGGGCAGATGAGGAACCATATTAGCTTAGGTTATGGCGAATAGTTCTTATCTAATAATTCTCCGATTTGAGTTTTTGGACGGGAATTTTCGTTGAGAAGGTTGGATGTTGCATTTTACGGCATTTCTAAGATAATCACAGACTTGCCTTTTCATTCATAACAATTCAGCTATTTTTCGCTTCCAAATTGCTACATCATTATCTGGTGCTGATTTACAGCCTCCAAATTTCTCATTTTATTTTTCCAAAATCGGCAGATTTGAGATTTTTTTTTGGAACCATAGAATGAGAATTTTGGCTGATTTTTTCCTGGATTCCCTGTCAAATTTCTACATCTTCTCGATCCGCTTCCGCTTCGCCCAATTCCTTTACCAGCCTCATATTCCAGCTATACCCATACTCCATCGGCAACCTTGAAAATCTCCAGCCGATCAACCTTTTTCAAACCTCTTAAACCTTCTTCAACCTATTCTCATTCTTTCTTTCTGCTCACACCCTGGTGGGGGAAAATCCCTCTCGATAGACACCTATATGGACACCAAGCCAAAAAAGGGTTGGCGCTAAATGAGCCAACCCCTTGAATTTTCTGGAGGCGGCAAGCGGATTTGAACCGCTGTGTAACGGTTTTGCAGTGCGAAAAAGCACTTTTCACCGACTTTTAGTGAGTGTTACTCAGAATACAAAAGTTAAGGATTTCCGTCAATTACGGCACTCTGCGTTAACGTCGAATACTTCAGGTTGCTACCGAAAAATATGGTTGATGGACACCTATATGGACACCTAAAAATTCCAGTTGTGGACAGTCCTGCGGAGTGGTCTAAAAACGTTCATCTGTCTATACGGGCTTTTGTCCAATTTTGCAAATCACAAATAATTGCCCCAAGGCAGACCATTACAGACTGCTGTTACACTTCTTCTGGATATTCACTGTACGTAGAATAATTGGCTAACAATTCCTCATCTTTCATAATGTCCCTCGTAGCTACAAAATCATATTCTTCTGTACATTTAACATTTGGATTATCCCTTGACTCATTGATATACCATCCAACAGTCAGACAATTAAAACTTCGTGGGCACTTATACTCATCGCCTTTGATAATGCAAAAGTCATCATAGAGTTTCTTCAGTTCTGGTTCAATGCCTTTTAAATCATTCTTGTCAATGGATACCATCACTCCATCATCGTCACTGAATATAAGTGTTCCCTTTGAAATATCGCGGATAGCAAATACGCCGACACCGTGTATTTTAGAACATCTTAGGCGTGTGTATGTGTTAGTATGAGGCCGAATATTCATGTTTTCTCCTTGATGTTATTCATCAACCCTTGCATTTCTTTCCTTAGACTACAGGCGTCCCATGCCATAATAACCAATGCTAAACCTAATAAAACTAATACACAACATGGCACGCTACTATATCCGCTAATCCACATAATCGTGTTCGTTACAATAATAAACGATATACCAATCACGAAATTAACGTCGAGCGTATAATACGCAAAATAATACATATCAAACTGATGTACTATTTCGGGAGTTGAATCAAAAAAGAACCTCCAGTTTAATTTACCCAGTAACCTATCGAATAATATCCCCTCAAGTATATTCCTAATGGCGTCGAATAAAGCACCAAACATTAAGGCTGCCATCAATCCTAATCCTGATGTAACTAATAACTTAACACCACCGTCAGTGATATAGCCTACAACATGTGGATTATTTTTGACACAAGCAAATATAATGAATCCAACAGTTAGAGCCCCCGGCAAAATATACGAAATGCGTGGTTCTGGTTTTATCGCTGACATCATATATTATTCTCCTAACAACACCAAAAGAATACTGAACGATCCCACGCAACATCCTCGTTACTACGAACGGCATGACGTGATCGCTTACGCGGTTTTTCCATTTGCGGCATACGGGCTCCTTGTATTGGGCGGGGTCCTGTTACTCCACGACACGCAACGCGGCCTCACCTTTGTGGCTGTCGGTATGCTGGCATTGCTTATGATTGCTATCCGCAACTCGTGGGCCATCGCCGTCGGGGTCATCTCCACCTGTCCTGGCCGACATTAGCGTCAGCGTGACGGCGCGTTTGTCAAAGGCATAATTCCATATAATAAGTAGTCGCCTATTACCTGCGGGCAGAAGAGCAGGAGGGAAAGGACAAAGAAAAGGCTAAAGATTCGCTTCATCAGTTCGCTCTGTAATGATTGCCGATCGAGCAATCATAACCGGCCGGGGAGACTCCTGAATAATAGCATGTGGCATAATCTACTTCGCTGGCTCCCGTGCTTAGAGCCGGAGTCTGGTTTCCCTGCCAGTATCGAATATTCGGGCTGAAAGTGGGTAATGGAGCCGCGCTCGCACCGCCTGTCGCGTTCTGTAGGAAGCGAATTAAATATCTGCCTCCCGCTGCCGGATTAGTCATCGTGAGTGTCCAAGCCGTCGAAGCGTTCTGCATAGTGACTACACATGATGCCTGCATACTGGAACCCCAATCACAAGTTGCAGCATTGCCAGTAACAGTGACTGATTGCTCACCGCCGAAAAGCCCTGCAACAAACATATGCCCAGCCGAATCGTCTATGACTGTGAAACGTGGCGTCGGGTACAACGTGAAAAGTATCCGATTCGGGAAGCCGCCAGTCAAGGTGATCGAGTGCCCTGCAGCCTGAGCGGTGACCGTTTGGCCGCTGATGAGGGTGATTGTCCCCCCGTCGGAAGCTACGCTTGCGATTTGGAAAGTGCCCAGGGCGGTTGAGGTTGTATTATCGTAAACGTACAGCCATTGACCACCGAGGAATCCGGCACTGACGAAACCGTTCCCGGAGTCAGTGATCGTCGCCAGAGTGCCATTTACGAGCGCGATAGTCGAAGCTGTCTCGGTAGCTAACGGAACACGGCCCGGATTCCAGCCCTGCGTCGGGTTGACGCAGTAGTAAGTATTATCCTGTAAAGGAGGCTGCGTAGAGTAAATTTGCTGGCAAGACATCGCCTGATAGCCCAAGACGCCGGTGAACTGGGGCGAAGCGAGCGGGGAAAGCTGACCCATCTGAGACTTTACTTCTGTCTTGAAGTTGATTACTTCAGGTCTTATTTCATCTTCTAATATCTGCTGCGCTTTGTTTTTAGCTACTTCCTGAACTGTATCGTGTATCTTGGATGACTCAAATTGTTGCGATATTTTTTGGTTGAGTAGTTCCTGCAACTGCTTTGTGGCGCCCCAATATGCCTGCAAGAAACCATAGCCAAAAACAAGAGAAAGAACGCCGAGGACAGTGAATATACGGACTTTCAGTTTTTTCCAGACTTGTTTGGCAATCTGGTCTGGGGTCATTTGCTTGGGAGCAAGACCTTCGCGCCGGTGCTCCTGATTTGGTGAACGTCCGCAGTGCGGACACATTATCAGACCGCGATCAATATTCTCACCACAGGATTTGCATTCTTGCTGAGCCAACTTTGTATAACTCCTTGGCAAGGCGATCCCTTACAAGAATCACTGCCACTTCCAGAGGACAAGGTACATTTCGGGAGGGCGAATTCTGCCCGTTGGGGCACGCTGAAGGCCCATCGAATTATTCTATATCGTAATAAGAAACGCAAGGGAAAGGTCAGTAGTATCGATTTTGGCAGTTTCAGGAGATCCCGCTTCGCCCCCCCGCCGTGCGGCTCTAAGCCTGACAGCCACTTATTCCGGTTTCTACCTTCTCCAATCAAAGCCCCTCCGTCATTATCCTTGAGCGCTCCGCAACGAATTTGGACAGAGGGGACCCGCTCCGAATCTAGGGGCAGGGTTGCGACATGGAATTCTGAAATACGTTTTGCATTAACTGGACAGAGTGTTGTACTGTCCAGTTATAAGGAGCGGAGAATCTGCCCGTTGTGAAGTTTATACAGAAACTCCAAAACTTGTTATGCATTTCCCTTGACACATAGGAGGTAACATGTCTGCGAAAAGGTTCACCATTAATTTTTTGGGCTACTGGACAAAAGGAGACAAATCGCTAATTCCGAGCATATCCGGAATCTACTGCATCTATTCCTTCTCGTATAAGGAGGGGAAATTTTGCGGACCCTCGAAGTTGCTTTACGTCGGCAAGGCGGATGATGATGTGAAGAGTAGAATCTCCAATCACGAAAAACTACCGGACTGCCAGAATCTTCTGAGTCAGGGTGAGCAGCGTTGCTACTCGGTTGGCGAAATCGACAGTGCCGATGGCGAAATCGACAGTGCCGACCGAGAGCGTTGTGAGGCAGCAATAATTTTTAAACATAAGCCTCCGGTCAATACTGAATACTTAAACGATTTCCCTTTTGACCAAACGACCATGTCTCTGAAGGGAAAGACAGATAAATTGCACACGTCATTTACAGTCAGCCCCACATAACTCCGCATTGTTGGAGCAACAGGGTATCCCGAAAACCCCCTAAAGGGTAATAACTGGACAATTGGCTGTATT